ATGGCTTGATGAAGACGCGGCGGAGTTGCTAGACCTCCCTGTTGGTACGTCATACTTTCCAGAATGGAAGCCAGACGAAGTTTTGAGGGTAGACGAGCAAGAAATCAGAGCAACAAACGGTGCGAGATACTGGAACTCTCTGTATATGCAGGACCCTTCACCTGATGATGGTGGTATTATTAAGAAAAGATGGTTTAAATGGTGGGAATATGAAGACACACCGCCTTGTGACTTCATAATTCAGACCTATGACACAGCATTTAGTACAAAGCGTACTGCCGATTACAGTGTCATTCAGACGTGGGGCATTTTTTCTAACTATGAAAAGGACGAATATGGTGGTGAAACCTTTACGTCAAACCTGATACTGCTTGGAAATGTAAGGGGAAGGTTTGAATATCCAGAGTTACGCAGGTTAGCCCAAGAACTTTTCCAAGATTATCGGCCTGACGTGTGTATTATTGAGAAAAAAGCCTCTGGTCAGTCTCTAATTCAAGATATGCGCAGGGCAGGCTTGCCTGTTCTGGATTATCTACCAGATAGAGACAAGGTTGCTCGTGTATATGCGTCAACTCCAATGATGGAATCAGGACGTGTATGGATACCAAAAGACAAACAGTATGCCGATGACCTATACGATGAGTGTATGTCATTTCCAAACGGCGCACATGACGACCAAGTAGACTGTATGACTATGGCAATCCACTACATGAAGGACAGTTGGAACTTGTTACATCCAGAAGACCCTAATTGGGAAGACGATATTAACCCAAGAAAGCGAAAGAGGGTTGCATACTGGCGAACATAGATGTATAATAAGAAAATCAGTACACATAAATTAATAGGACACGTAAATAAATGGCAACTGAACGAAATCCGTATGACCAAATTCCTGTAGGGAATAATGTCATTCAACTTGATGTCGAGCGAGACACCACACCTGACAATGTAAGTATCGAAGTAGACCCTGAAACTGGCGAAGTAGAAGTTGAGTTTGGGGATATTGATATTGAGATGTCAGAAGAAGGTGTAGAGATTGACATCAATAATGGTTTTTATGAAAACCTTGTAGAAAAATTAGACGAAGAAACTCTGGTTGAAATTGGTCATGATGTATTTGACAAATTTGAATCAGATAAAGATTCTCGTGCTGAATGGGAATCTATGTTTGAAAGAGGCTTTGACCTTCTTGGTCTGAAGCTAGAAGAAACTACTGAACCTTTTGAAGGTGCAGCAACTGCAGTACATCCTCTCCTTATTGAATCTGCAGTAAAGTTTCAATCACGTGCATCCCAAGAACTATTTCCTGCCGCTGGTCCTGTAAAGGCTCAGATACTTGGTGACGTTACCGAACAACGTCAGAAGCAGGCTAATCGTGTTCAGAACTTTATGAACTATCAGTTGACTGAGCAGATGCCTGAATACTTTGACGAGTTTGAACGGATGCTCTTCCACCTCCCACTAATTGGTTCTGCGTTTAAGAAGATTTATTATGACGCAGCAGAAGAACGCCCTGTTAGTGAGTTTGTACCCATAGACCAATTCTACGTGTCCTACTATGCCACAGACTTACGCAGGGCGGACCGATATACTCATGTGATATATCGCAGTCCGCATGAACTGTACAGGCAGATTGAAGCAGGTATGTATGCCGAAGTAGACCTACCTAAAGCTTCTCAGCCTGAACAGTCAGACCTTACACAGAAGATGGATACTGTGCTTGGTTTGTCTCCATCAGGCGACAATGACCCACAGTATGTATTGCTTGAACAGCATTGTTATCTGGACATTGAAGACCATGGTTATGCTTGTCCATATATTGTAACAATTGAAGAACAGTCTCGCACTGTCTTGTCAATTCGCCGTAACTGGAATGAAGAAGATAAGACAAAGAAAAAGAAAATGTTCTTTACACACTACCGCTTTGTTCCTGGCTTTGGCTTCTATGGTCTTGGTCTTATTCACTTCCTTGGTAACCTCACAATGTCTGCAACTGCGGCACTGCGTAACTTGATTGATGCAGGTCAGTTTGCAAACCTTCCTGGTGGCTTCAAAGCTAAAGGTGTACGCATTGTAGGTGACAATGACCCTATTGCCCCTGGTGAGTTTAAAGAAGTAGAAGCAACTGGCATGGACTTAACCAAGTCTATTGTACCTTTGCCATACAAAGAACCTTCAGGCACACTGTTCCAAATGCTTCAGTTTATCTCTGGCGCAGGTCAAAAGTTTGCAGATACAACTGAACAGGTTATTGCAGACGGTTCAAACTATGGTCCAGTTGGTACAACCATGGCGTTGCTTGAAGCATCCAGCAAGTTCTTTAGTGCAATCCATAAGCGACTGCATAAGGCACAGAAGGATGAGTTTAAGATTCTGGCTCGTATCAACTACGAAAGCCTACCAAACAAATACCCCTACGATGTCCCTGGCACTTCAGAGAACGTATTCCGCAGAGACTTTGATGGTCGTGTAGATGTCATTCCTGTAAGTGACCCTAACATTCCTTCGTCTGCACATCGCTTGATGATGACGCAGATGGCAATGCAATTGGCACAGACTGCGCCTCCTGGAATGTTTAACATGGAAGAACTTAACCGTACTCTTCTTAATGCGGCTAATATTCCAAACCTTGACAAGATTCTACCTGACAAACTTGCAGCACAGCCTCTTGACCCTGTATCAGATATTGAAGCAGCAGTTAAGGGCTTGCCTATTAAAGCCTTTGCAGGACAGAACCATGATGCACATATTCAGGTTAAGACAATGTACTTACAAGACCCAATGAATGGTGCAAACCCAATCATGCAACGCATTGCTCCTGTACTACAAGCCAACATTCAAGAACATATGGTTATGAAGTATGAAGAGCAAGTCAATGGTCTGACACGTCAGATGATGGCTCAAGCTCCAGAAGGTGACCCGAACCTGCAGAACCCAATGGTTATCGAACAGGTTATGGCACAGGCTGCACAACAAGTTATGATGGCTAACCAAGCAGCAATGCAAGGTGGCCCTACTCCTGAACAGGCAATGGTTCAAATGGAAGCCAAGCGTCTTGACATTGAACAGCAAAAGGTTCAAGCACAACTCGCTAAAGAATCTGTTGAAGGCGCACTCAAGCAACGTGACCTTGACATCAAAGAACAGAAACTGGCATTGGATGCTTACAAGATTGGTGCAGAGAATACTCTCCGTGCTGACGAAAAAGAAGCAGACCGCAACAACAAACGTGCAATCGAAGCTCTTAAACTTATTGCTGACCTGATTAAGACACAGGAAAACATTGACCAGCAAGAAGCAATGAAGGCTGCAGATATTCTTTCTAGGATGTTAGTCGAAGGAGGTAAGCAAGGTGGCACTCAGTAAACTTGTTAAACTTGCTATGAAGGGAGCAACTAAAACTAAAAAACTCCCTAAAAAATCTTTGAATATTCCTGAAGGTATAAAGGAAAAACTTGATGCAGAACTTCCATTAGAAAAAAATACTCCGCAAAGAGAGTTTCTTGAAGAACGTACTATTCAGGGTATTGAATTAGAAGATGTTCGTAAAGGTGGCTTGCCTGATTCTCCTGCAAACCTTATAGCGTCTGAAGGACAAACTTCTTTAATAAGAAGAAAAAGAGATTATGAACTAGCCGACATAAATGAATATGTTGATGAAGGTAGTGGCGGCATTAGTCCTTTTTTTGACATGACCAGTATTAAATCAGCAATTAGAGCAGGAGCAGATATTAAACCTGCTGATATTCGCATTTATATGGAACTTCAAAAAAAGTATCGTCCTAATTACAATTTAGAACCATACAGAATAGAAGGAAGTAAAAAAATTGTAGACTTTGAAGTTAAAGATGGTTTAACAAAATTAGAACGTAAACAACTTAGTTCTATTAATAAAAAAATGTATGATGCTGATGAGCCTATAAGAGAAAGAGCAAACTTGTTACGCATAGCAAACATGACTGACCAAGAAATTTTTATTGATGCTAAAGGTATGCAAAATTTATCAGATGAGTTTGGTATGGATAATTTTAATATAGAAGAGTATATTAAAGAATCTTTGGATTTAAGAAATAATGCTATTAAACAGTTAGAAGAAACAGGATATATAAAACCAACTACAGATTTTATTCAACGCTCAGAGCCTACTCCTATGCAAGTACCTACACCAGCTAATGAAAGAAAAAAAGGTGGCTCAATTATTGAACGCAACCCTTATGGTAATTATAGGAAACTAATCTAATGGCACTCAGTAAACTTGTAAAACTTGCTATGAAGTCAGGTGCAAAGCAGACTGCAAAGAAAGAGGCTTCTAAAAATGTTCCTAAAATTCGTATTGATAATCCAGGGTATGACGAAGTTTATGGAAAAACATATGCTCAAGTAAAACAAGAGTATGCAGATGAAGCACGTAAAGCAGCACTTGAAAGAGGTTTGACGCAAGGAACTGCAGCAAAAGTAGG